CACTGGAACAGAAGCGGTTGTATGTGTGGGATGAAATGTATCAGAAGGGCATGTCCAATAAAGCCATCCGTGATCAGGTCATCCGGATGGGCTATTCCAAGGAGCGGATCACAGCTGATTCCGCTGAACCGAAAAGCATAGATGAACTGAAGGGTCTGGGGCTGCGGATCCAAGGTGCAAAGAAGGGCAAGGATTCCATCAACAATGGGATTCAGTGGATTCAGGATCTTGAAATCATCATCCATCCACGGTGTGTGTCCTTCATCACCGAGATCAGCAACTATCAGTGGAAGACCGACAAGTTCAACAAGAAGCTGAATGAACCTGAAGATGATAACAACCATCTGATGGATGCCATGCGCTATGCGCTGGAACAGTTCATTCAGAAAAATAAATGGCTATATTGACCGGCAGGATGTACCACGGCCAGCGGCTTGATCCGTTAAATACCTACCTCCGGGGCGGTTGCAATCGGTGACCGCCTATGGTGTGGGCATTACTGCCATTCTTCAATGAAAGGAAGAATAACAATGTTTAAGATCAATGGTGGTGCCACTGCGTTTGATCAGTGGTCTGTGGGTCACGCACTGACTAATGAACACATGTCTGTGGGTGATCGTGTTTCTTTCCGCACTGCATGTGGTGGACTGCGTGTCATGTACGCTTATGACAATGGCGGTACCGTGATGGTCAATGTCCCCAACCAGCTGCTTCAGGGTGACAAGCCCATCATTGTGGATCTGGCCGGTCATCCCGGATGCAAGACCATCTTCCCCGTCAATCCCAAGGCCAAACCGGCTGATTATGACTGCCCCAATGCTGACAGACATGATCCCAATGAAGTGAAGGGTGGATCCGGTGGCGTGTCCAGCTGGAATGACCTGACTGATAAACCGTTTGGCGAGGAAAAGGTTGTCATTGAATGGGATGGCGATGTTGGGGATAGGGTTTCTGTCGATGGTTCTGCAACTGGTATGCCTTTGACCTTTGTAAAGGTCAGCGAAAAGACCATTGCTGCGGAACGCCTTACTGGTACTATCGTTAAACTCGCTGTACCGCAGCAGGCTGAACAGGCATTTACTATCGCCAAAGACATGTATAATATTTTTGATGGTGCTGTGCTTTGTCTTGTGGCAGGACAGTTTCCGCTTGCAGTGGTGTACGATGCTGGGGCTTTTGTTATGGGTGTTACTTTCCCTGAACCGGGTATTTACTTCCCGCATGTGGGAGAGAGCGGCATGAAGGTATATGCATCCTATTTTGAAAATCCCGGCCTTGTACGAATCGAAAGCAAGTTTATTGCCACTGAGATTGTGCGTCGTGTCACGATTGATACGGAAAAACTTGAAACATATGAAGATTGGAAGAATCTCGAAGCCACGCTTGAAGGTTATTCTGCGGAAGGTCTGGCAGTGGATGTTGAAGTGGTAACCCTCCACCCTAACGCTGGATACCCGATCAAGTACAAGTTGAGTGACGCGCTGGGAAACTATGGAAATCACGTTGCCGGTGTAGAAGTCTGTGATCTTCCGGTTTCGGCAGGTGGCAGGGGGGGAAAAATTGAACTTCAGTTCAGCGAAACGGACGGCACGAAGATTAAAACAACGCACAAACATCCAGACAGATTGATTCTGTGTGGCTATTATGAATCTGACAAACAGTATTCAATCCGTGTTGAACAAGATGGTACGCTGTCCGTAAATGAATTGACGCAGAAAGAAGCAATCTAACCCCACTCACAAGGCGGCAACTTCCTCCCTGCCGCCTTTACTATTTCATGAAAGAAGGTGATGAAGATGCTGACGGAAGCAGAAATCAGATGGCTGATTGATGATGATGTTGTGTCTGAACGCAAGAAACAAGCGGCCATTGGTCAGCGGTATTATGATGCCCAACATGACATTCTGGATTATAGGGTCTTTTACTACAACACTGATGGTGTTCTGGTGGAAGACAAGGCAAGATCCAACAGCAGGATCTGTCATCCCTTCTTCACGGAACATGTCGATCAGCTGACTGCATTCATGCTGTCTTTTGAGGAAAACCCCATTCAGGCCAAGCCCATTGCGGAAGGTCTTCAGGATCATCTGGATACCTATTTTGACGATGACTTCTGGGCAGAAATGGCCAAGGTCATTACCGGCACCAGTGCCAAGGGCTTTGATTATCTGTATGGCTATAAGAACCATGAAGACAGACTGGCCTTCCAGTACGCTGATGGTATGGGCGTGGTTGAAGTCCGTGCCAAAGACACGGATGACGGCTGTGAGTACGTCATTTACTGGTATGTGGAACGAATCGGCAAAGATCGCAAGCAGATCAAGCGCATTCAGATCCATGATCAGAATCAGATCTGGTATTACATGCAGGAAGATGACGGCAAGCTGATTCCGGACTATAACAAGGCCATCAACCCCCGTCCCAACATCGTCTGGAAGGATCCCAAGACCGGTGCCATGTATGGTGACAGCCTGGGATTTATTCCTTTCTGGCGTTTGGACAACAATGCCAAGCAGCTGAGAGGTCTGAACACCATCAAGGGTCTGATTGATGACTATGACATGATGGAATGTGGCCTGTCCAATAACGTGCAGGACTTTGACACACCCATCCACCTGATCCGTGGTTATGATGGTGATGACCTGTCTGAACTTCAGCAGAACATCAAGACCAAGAAGATCATGGGTGTCAGTGCTGATGGTGGTCTGGAAGTCCTGACTGTGGATATTCCCTATCAGGCCAGAAAGACCAAGGCTGATGAAGATGAAAAGAACATCTACCGCTTCGGTATGGCCTTCAACAGTTCCCAGATCGGTGATGGCAACATCACCAATGTGGTGATCAGATCCCGTTATACCCTGTTGGATCTGAAGGCCAAGAAGCTGGCCACCCGTGTCAAGCAGTTCTTGAAGCCTATCATTCGGGTGGTGCTGGACGAAATTAACACCAACAACGGCACTGATTATCAGTACAGTGATGTGGTCATTCACTTTGAACCCCACATTCCCACCAATGAGCAGGAAAACGTCCAGAATGCCAAGACTGAAGCTGAAACTGAACAGATCAAGATCAATACCATTCTGAATGTTGCGGCCAACATCGGTGATGAAGCTGCACTTCAGGCCATCTGTGACATTCTGGATATGGACTTTGATGATCTGAAGGGTCAGCTGGAAAAGCTGAATGAAGCCCAGAACACTGTGAATGCACAGACCATGCTGGAAGGTGTGGTGACGGATGAACAGACGGCAGAAACTGATTCAGCAGCAATTTCTGAATAACGAAAAAGCCATCATCAAGCGTTTGGATCAGGTCTATGGACAAGCCTTGAAGGATGTCAATGGCAAGATTGAACGCTTGATGAAACGGTTTGACCCGGATACCGGGGATCTGATGCAGTCTGCTGTCTATCAGATCAAGTATCAGAACATGATCAAGGATCAGCTGGAAGGCATTCTTCAGCAGTTGCACACCAAGGAATTCTTGACTGTTTCTGATTACCTTGATGTGTGCTATGAAGACGGCTTTGTGGGAAGCCTGTTTGATCTGCATGGTCAGGGTGTCCCAATGGCAATCCCGTTGAATCAGGAAGCCATGGTCAGGGCTGTGCAGCTGGATTCCAAGATCAGCAAGGGTCTGTATACCAGAATTGGTGAAGATGTTGACCTGCTGAAGAAGCGGATCACGGCTGAAGTATCCAGATCTATTGCGAATGGTGCCAGTTTCGTGCAGACTGCGGTACAGCTACGGGACAAGACCCGGATTGGTTACAACAACGCCATCCGCATTGCCAGAACTGAAGGCCACCGCATCCAGTGCAGTGCCAGTCAGGATGCGGCTGAACGGGTCAAGGATCGTGGTGCCGACATCGTGAAGAAATGGGATGCCACCCTTGATGGCAAGACCCGTGAAAGTCATGTGGCCATGGATGGTCAGGTCTGTGAAGTGGAAGAACGCTTCAGCAATGGCCTGATGTATCCCGGTGATCCTGCCGGTGCTGCGGCTGAAGTCATCAACTGCCGGTGTGCATACCTTCAGGACGCTAGAAAGTGGCTGGAAGGATCCTTCACAAAGTGGAATAACTTCACCGGACAACTTGAATCCTTTGACAGTCCGGAAGACTATGAGGAATTCAAGAAGGGCTTCTTCAGTCCTGAGAACAAAAAATACATGAATTACGTCCAACAGATGGAAGACAAGTATAAGACCAAGGACTTCCGCAAAGTTCTGGATCAGATGTCTGACCGGGAATATAAGCAATATTCCAAACTGTTGGCCAATAATCCGATGTATAACACCAAGGCTTCCACTGCTGGGGATCCGATTCATTCCACTTTGCTGTCCTATCAGGCTGAATCCAAAAAGCTAAGAACACGATACGCTGAATTGGATGCGAACATTAACCGGTATTACTGGGATACTGATGAACGCAAGGCACATGGTGTTGAAAGATCTGAACAGCGAGAATGGAAGAATAATTTTGATCTTGCGTCTGCGGAACAAGAATGGATTGCACTGAAGCCCCAGATTGAAGAACTGGATGACATTGAAGGTGTCTTGCAGTATATTGACAGTAAGCAGCGCAAGGTGTTTGGACAGGCTAGAAGGGAATACCGACTGGATTCCTATGGTTTTGGTGATGGCACTGCTACCGGTGTTCACAAGACCACCAGTGCCAAGGTGTACACCACTTCTGACGGCACTGAATTCATCTATCCTGAACGCTATAACCGTAAGAATCAGACGCTGACACCAGAACAGGCGATCAGCGGTTGGGAACGTGTTCCGGAAAGCATTAGATTGCGTGCCCAGCAGCAGGTTGAAGTCCTTGATTATGCTAACCCGCGAGATGATTATTGGCGAAGTGTTTATGGTAACTTCCCGGCTTCCTATATGACCGGTGGTGACCGGATTTCCATCTATAAATACACCCGCCCACATGATATGGATTACATGGTGGATTCTTTTGCGCATGAATCTGCACACGGTATGGATCGCCTGCCGGACGGAAGGCGTTTTTCAGAAACATCCACGTGGAATAGGGCAATGCGGAAAGACTATGATGTCAGCGGCAAGAAATCACCCACAAGCTATGGTGAAAATGCAAATGTTGAAGACTTTGCAGAAAGTGTGTCCATGTATGCCAAAGATCCGGAAGCCTTTGAACGTGACTTTCCTGAACGTGCACGAATCATCAAGACGATATTGGGGGAATAAGACATGAAATCTGAAAAGGTAATGGGTAAAACCCCCAACGGTGGGGATTATTCGGAAATCTTCTATCTGGATGCAGATGGTAATTCCGTCGAAGCATCCGAAGCGGTTCGTTGTGTGATTCGTGAATGTCTGATTGATGGCACCCTTGTGAAAGAAACTTGGGGTGTTATGGACTAAGTAAGCCACCAGATTCATTCTGGTGGTTTTTTCATGCAATAAAAGGCACCCTTCATGGGTGTTTTTTATATTTCACCGGGGACGGTGTAAAACATCTATTCCAACAACGGGATGCAACCCCGTAAAAAGCGTAGAAAGGAATTGATCAATATGACTTTGCAGGAAATTTTGAAGGCCAAGGGTTTGTCTGATGAAGATGTTGAATCCGTGGTTGGTGAGATGAAGCAGAACAAGATCTTCACCACCAGTCATGAAAACATGGATGTCAGATACCCGAAACTGAAGGCAGATCATGAAAATCTGACCACCCAGCACGGTGAATCCACCAAGCTGATTGAGCAGCTGAAGGCCGGTACCAAGGACAATGAAGCCCTTCAGGGTAAGATTGGCGGCTATGAAGCCCAGATCACCCAGCTTCAGGAACAGTTGAAACAGACCCAGGTGGAAGCGGCCATCAAGGTTGCTTTGATGGGTGCCAAGGTTACCGATGTGGATTATATGGCCTTCAGGCTGAAGGAAAAGGGTGATCTGGAATTGGATGATCAGGGCAACATCAAGAATATTGATGACAAGCTGTCCGGTCTGAAGACCCAGTTTCCGGCATTCTTTGAATCTGCATCCGTGCAGAAGCAGATTGATCCGCAGAAACTTCCTGACCGCAACACTACTGGTGACAAGGCTGTCACCAAAGAAGAATTTGACAAAATGGGATACACGTCCCGTGTTGAACTGAAGCAGAACAACCCGGAACTGTATAACCAGTTTATGAAAGGATGAATGAAAAATGGCTGATCTGGCTAATGTTACTACTCTGGTTAATGGTGATGTTTTTGACCCGCAGGTGGTCAGCGACATGATCAATGCGAAGGTTACCGCCAAGGCCGCTATGTCCGGTTACGTTAAGGTGGACAGCACCCTTCAGGGT